ATGCGAGTCCGAGTCACACCCCAATACCGCGACGGCCGCAAGCTCACCGGCGCCCAGAAGACCGAGGCGCCCAAGCTCTACGGCATCATCCGCATCGAGAGCGAGCGCGGGCGGGATGTAGCACGGCTCCTGCATCCCGGCGGCGATCTGAAAAACCAGCGCGGCGCCCTGTTCAATCCCCTGCTCGTAGCGATGTACAACGACACGTTTTCGCTCAGCGGCATCGAGAAATCGGCGTCGGGCGCGTGGGTGCATCAGACCTGGTACTGCGAGACTGGCGGTGTGGCGCGCGAGCCGACTGGGGCGGGTGTCGACGGGTAAAGGCTGGCCCAGATACGGCAAAAGAACCCCAGACTTAAGCCGCCCCCTTGACCTTCTCCACGGTGCGCAGACCACCCAGGCCCAGCATGCCAAGCAGCAGCGGCCACAGCTCCTCCGTCTCGATCTCCGGCAGGTCGACCGGGTGGCCCAGCGCCTGGCCGATCATGAACAGGGCCGGTCCGCCGATGAACTTGAAGCCAACCGCGAACCCGCAGATCCAGCCGACGAACGGGCGCCAGCCTGCCACGAACAGGCGCGTGCTGGCAGCTTCGACGGTGTTGGTGGCGCTCTGCGCTGCCGCGATGTCGACCGACGCCTTGAGCTCGGCCAGTTGCTGGTTTTGCGCGGCCTTGAAGACCTCCAGCTTTGCGGCTTCCGCCTGGCTCTTGTCGGGCAGGAACTTGTCGAGGATGTCGCTAATTGCGGGGACGAGTGCGAGAAGTGCAGCCATGGCTCAGCCTTTCAGTTTCCAAGGGCAGTGTGAAGCGGAATGCCCTGAGGCTCCGCAGAGGCAGCAGTAGTGGTTCATCGGCGGATCTCGTTTCCCCAGAACGCCGAGTCGTCCTCGACATCGTCGGGCGGCAGCACGGGCGTGGGCGCGTACAGCTCGCCACCCGCATCCAAGTACGCCTGTTGCAGCTTTTCCATGGAATGCTCGGGCTGGCCGTACCCGGCGCCGGGCAGGCTGGCCCACAGGTTGCTGCACCGTTGCACCGCGGCGGCGAACTGGCCGCCGTCGATCAGTGGCAGCGCCGAGCGCTCGCGGATCAGCTGCATGGCCCACAGGTCCTGCGACACCGGGCCGAAGTCCGCCAGGTGCAGCAGCGCTTTGTAGTGCTTCCAGTCCTTGAGCATGAACTGATACCGGCCAGAGGCGTTCGACGTCAGGCCCTTGCGGTTGATGACCTTCGATGGCCGGCCGTTGGCGAACGGGTGCGTGCCGTAGTCGGTGAAGATCTCCGGCTTGCCGTCCACGCCGGTCACGATCACGTCGTAGCCGTTGTTCCGGGTGGCTGGGCTGGTGCTGGTGCCCTCGGACACGGCGAGCATGTCGAGGAAGGCTTTGCGGTTGGCGTTCATGGTGCCTTTTTGAGGTAGAACCAGACCGACCCGGCCACGAACACGACGACAGCCCAGATGCCCTTTTCGAGCAGCTTGCCGCGCATGTCCATCCAGAATCGCGTGCGCGCCGCAGCCTGTTCGATCATTTGTTCGTGAGCCCGGCGGTGCCCTTCCGGGTCGCCTCCAGGAAATGCGCGCTGCAACTCGTCGAGCCGGCGCTTGAAGTCGGCGTTGGCGTCCAGGTTCTCGGCGTGCTCGCGGCCCAAGCGCTGGTCGAGCTTGGCGATCGCCGTGAGAACTGGATCGGCCTCGGCGGCGGGGAATTGGGACCGTGCGTTCACTGGGCGCCCTCAAGCTGACGCACGCGCGCCTCAAGCTGTTGGATGGCATGCAGCGCCGCAGTGAGCAGCGTTTCGGTGCAGAGCTGCTTGTAGTCGCCGCCTTCGGTGATGAACGCCGAATCGATCTGCTCCAAATCCTGGGCGACGAGGCCTGCTTTCCGGCTCATGCCGGCGAACATCGGCGAGACCTCGTTGTATTCAAACGCCCGGAACGACATGCGCCGAACCTTGCTCAGCGAGTCTTCGACGGTCGGGCGCACGTTTTGCTTGAGCCGCGCGTCGGAGGTGCTGATTGGCCACGTGTAGCCGATGCCATCTGCGATAACGCCAAGACCGCCGGTTACCACGGTGATGTACCGCAGGCGGTGATCTGGATTGGGCAACGCGTACCCGAGCCCTCCAGTCCCATCGGGAGCGCCGACATCGAGCGTATTGCCCGGTCCGCGAGCGGCATACCCCGAATCATTGTTGAACGAGCTCACGTTTGTTGGGCGCCCTGTCACATTGACCCAGGTCGTGTAGACGGGCTGGATTCCGCCATCGACGACCACGTTTGTGCGCGAGCCGTCCCAGAACAATTTGAATGAATTTGCGGAACTGCGCTCCACAAAATCGCCTCGCGAGGCGCCGCCTAAGGCCGCGGCGCTGCCAGAAATTCCAATCGGCCAGTTCGCGCCGAAATCAGTGCTGTCTACGGTCAGGCGAAGGACATTGCCAGCACTCCACCCAATTTTGACAAGGCTGGCTACTTGGCCGGCGCCCGTCCCTTGCTGCACCGGCGTGTAGCCGAGCGCGGTCGGGATCGCGCCGGCCGCATATCCGGCACCGTCGCGAAGTTGGGCGATGAATGCGCCGTGATAGCGGATTGCATCGTCGAGGGCAGACGGTGGATCGGTCGCGCCGTCCGGCCCGTTCGCAGAGGCGGTCTGCGACAGGCTTGCGATTGTGGTGTTGACTGCCATGAGGTGTCCTATGATTCGGGGATGAACTTCGATCCGATATTTCTTGGCTGGGTGGGCTCGGTGCTGGTCGTGGCCTGGATCAACTCACTGAGAAAGTAGGCTGCCGCCCAGCGCCACGCCCGGCAGCAGAAGTGGGCTGCCTTGCGGGCCTGCGGGTGGTGGGCGCAGCAGACCGGGTGTTGCGTCTTGCGCGGCGCGCTGGCTGATCGACAGGTTGATGCTGCGCAGTGGGTCGACGACAGCAGCCTGGCCAAATGGAATCTTCCCTGCCACGCCGTTGAGCATGTCGAGACCACGCCCCAGAAGCAGCGCACCACTGTTGCTGTTGTTCACTGCTGATCCGACAGGCTGTACCTGAATCAGGCTGGCGACACGCCCCAGGGCGCGCATGCGGTTCACTTCTTCCGGCGAGAAAAACAAGGCGAGCTTTTCCTGTCCGATCTTGTTGATCGCGGCGTTCAGCGATGCTTGCGACACCTTGCCCGTTTCATCCGCGGCGCCACCGAGTGCGGCCTGCTTGATGCGGCTGGCGATGGCGTCGCGCATGACTGCAACACCTTGCGGCCCGACTTCGCGCACCACGTCCTGCGCATCCTTGAGGCTTCCATTCATGACGAACGACTCGGCGAGATTTTCGGGATCGGCGGTGCGGGCGTCTGAGAGGGCCGTGCGAACCAATGGCGACGACTCCTGGTAGCGGTACTTCGCTGCGGTCGCGGCGCGCGCGCGGTCGACAGCCGCAATGGATGATCCCGCCTGGCCGTCAAGCGTACGCATGGCGTCGGCCAGGCCGGCAGTGACCGGCGCAGTGCCGAAGTCGCGCCCACCAGGGTTGGTGATGGGTGTGATCGGCACGGAATCGAGCCCACGGATGGCTGCGCGGGCCGCTGCCGACTCGTTGCCTCCCTTGGCAAGCTCCTGTGACAGCATGGAACGCAGGTTCTTGTACGCCTGGGGGGTGAACGGCTGCGCACCGGTCTGGAACGCTGCCATGTAGTCGGTGACCTGTTTGGGAAGGTAGCCGGTCAAGGCCTCGTCCCCTACTTCGCGCATTGCTGCATTCAGGCCGTCTGGGTAAATGGGCTGCTTGTAGCCCGGCGAGTCCTTGGCATAGTTCCAGGCGCCGCGCTCGACGGCGCCGAGTGCATCGTTGGTGCCCTGGATTCGGCTCGAGATCGCGCGGCCGGCGTCCAGCGGCTGCACGTTCGACGCTGCGCCGAGGTCGTTGAGGCGGCCGATTAGCGCCGTGTTGTTGCGGTTCTGCATGAGCGGCAGACCCTGCAGTTCGCCATCGGCGCTGTTGGCGGCCATCTTGGCCAGGTTCTGCTCTCGCGTGATCTGCACCGGGTTTTGCGACAGCATGCCGCGCGTCGGCTGAGCGCCTACCAGCTTGAAGTCGGCAAGGCGCGAGACGGCTGCGGGGTCCAAATCCTTGCCGGTGGCCAGTGCCGACGACAGCTCGCCGCGAAGCGACTGTTTGACCTGCGCCGGAAGCTGGCTGTAGTCTTGTCCGGCCTGGCCGAGTACGCTGGTCAGCCGGACGTCGAGCTGCTCGGGCGTGAGCGTCGGGCGGAGCAGCGGGATTGCCGATCGGGCGGCGTCAGCAACGCGACCCGCAGCGGCCGGGACGAACGCCCCACCGATGCCGCCAATCAGCGCCGCGCCGGCTTGGTTCAAGGTCGAGCCGCCTGCTTCGCGCGATGCGCCACCAGCAAGGCCGGCACCAGCCGCGCCCGCAAGCTGCTGCGTCGGGTTGGCTGCGAGGCCACGCAACAGGTTCTGCCCCGTCGACAGCGCGGCCGGCGCCTGCGTTGCGAGTGAGTCGGTCAACGGCCCGGCGACCGCACGTGCGCCGGCGCCAGCTGCCCCCGCCAGGCCACCAGCGCCCGCGACGAGGCGTGACGCATCGCCAATGACGCGCTCCGTGGGCGTGTCGGGCGATGGCAGGCCGATGGCGTCGGCAATCTGTGTAGCGAATGCGCCCGCCGGCTTGGTGCGACCCGTCAAACCCGTCAGGCGATCGGAAACATAGCGAAGTGGCTCCGAGAATACTTGCGCCGTATTTCCCAAGCCCTCCAGGCCGTAACGCGCCGTCAGGCCGATCTGCCGCGGGATGTCGTTGAGCATCCGGCCTGCCGAGACGGTTGTCGACGGCGTGACCGCGGCCGGCGCAGTGCCTGCACTGATCTGGCTTTGCAGCATGTCGAAGGCTTGCTGTTGCGTGGCGCCGTCGGGCGCGCCTACTTCGTAGCTTTTGCCATCGGGCGCGGTGAACTCAAAGGTTGGCATGTCACTTCACCTTCACAGACCAGCCCGCAGGCAGTGACGGGGCAGCGGACGCACCTGCAGGCGCACCTCCGTTCATGGCGGCGTATTTGTCTTGGAGCTCGATCACGGTCCGAAGCGCGGCCTTGCGCGACTCAACGGGCAGCGTCCGATCGCCCACGTTGCCGGCCATGAGCTTGTAATTGCGCACGTCCGCGTCGGATTGCGGGCCTTCCATGCGGGGGACGTTTGCCATGAGTGCGCCGCCCAAGGCCTCCAGCTGCTGCGCCGCCGTTCCGCTGCTCGTCGGCTGGCCCACGAAGTTGAGGACGTTGTCGGTCAGGGCGCCGGCGCCGCTGCCTGTCGGGCCCGCGTCGAGCAACTTGCGGGCGGCGTCCGCTGCTTCGCGCATTTGGCTGACCTTCTTGGTTTGGTCGATCGACGACGTATCGCGCACGACGCCCGCCTTGGCGGTGTCGACGGCGCGCGCTTCGTTCGCCTTGTTCGCAGCCAGCTCGGCTGGTGAGAGTTCGACCACGTTTCCAGCCATCGCCGGTTGCACGTTGCCGCGTCCTGCGCCTGGCCCAATCAGTGGAGACGGAGCGAAGGCCGACGCGTCAGGCATTGGGATTCGGTTCGAGCGGATTTCCTGCTCGATCGCCGCGATGTCGGCCTGTGCGCGCGCCACTTGGGCGGGATCGCCGGATGCCTGAGCGCGCTGCAGCCGTTCGGCGGCTTGACGACGCTCTTGCGTGAAGATCATCGTGCGGTCGGTGTCGCCGGCACGTGGGGCCAAAGGGTTGGCAATCGGGTTGCCGTTGACGGGCCCTGCGCCGCTACCGGGGCCGATCAACGGTGCACCGGCCGGCTGCAGCACCTGGGAGCGCGGCTGCACGACGGTGCGGCCAGTGCCTGGGTCGATGACGCGTTCCGGCTGGTAGTCGGCGGCCGATCGGTTGGATGCGCCCTGGTAGGCGCCGAACGTGTTCACGGCACCTTGAGGCGCCGAGATAACCGGCTGGCCATCGGGGCCGATCTGCACCTGTGTGGCTTGGCCGTTGCTCGAAATGTTGAGTTGCGGCAGGTAGCCGGCACCAAGGCGGTTCTTGTCGAAGGCGTAGCCGTTCTGCACCTGCATGTCGGGCGTGCCGCGCTTGAATACCATTTCTGCGATGCCCTTGCCGTCGTTGTTCACCATGTCGAAGGCGAGCGACTCGTAGGGGATCTGGTACGCCTGCGACAGCTGCTGCAGCGTCATAGGGCCGCGGGGCGTTTGCACGGGCGTGTTCGGTGGTGGGGCAGTCGGTGCAGCACCAGGCACCGCCGCCGCACCGCCGGGCGCGGGAGCCGAACTGAGCAGACCGGGCACGGACGGTTGAGCCTGGCCGCCGGCCGGCGCACCGTAGCCGAGAAGGCCTTCTTGCATCGACTGCTTGCGCTGCGCCATCGCCAGTTGCTGCCGGCGTAGTGCGTCCTGCGATGCGTTCTCGGCGATCTGGCTCTTGATGTACTGGCTCTGCAGGTCGTTGGCCTTCTGTGCCTGCACGCCTTGCACTGCGCCTGCGATGCGCTGGCCGAAGCCCGATCGGTTCGGGTCGGTAGTCGGGCCGCCGGCCGCGAGCAGGCCGAGGCCGAGCCGCGCGTCGTCGGTGCTGAGGAAGTCGAGAAGTCCGGCCATGCGATCCCCTTACCAGTTGCCGCCGACGCTGCCGCCGCCGGAGCCATCGCTGCCAGGCGAACCGCCGACACTGCCATTGCCGCCGTTGCCGACGCCGTCCGAGCCGTAGCCGGCGAACATCGCCATGCCGCGCCCGTACATGTTGCGGGGGTCCGCGCCGCCGTAGTTGAAGTACTCGGTCATGTCGCGATAGGCTTGAGTGCCTGGTTGCGGCTGGTCACCGTACTTGAACGCGCCGAAGCTGCCGGCCGTGCCACTGCCGCGCGGCGCCATCGTGTTCGAGCCGCCGCCGACCTGCTGCATGAAGGAGCCCAACGGCGAAGCGGCCGGCGCAGGGGCAGCGGCAGAGGGAACAGGCGCAGCGGACATCAGCGAACTTTGGCCGAGGCTCAAGCCGCCACCCGAACCCGTGCCGCCCGTCATGCCGAAGTCGTAGCCGGCGGGCTTGGCGCTCGGGTTGCTGCGATCGAATCCGACCTGCTGGCTGCTGATCTGGCCGAGCAGATTGGGGAACAGGGTGCGCGCGTAGTCGCTCAGGCCGTACTGGTTGTTGTAGGCCGCGGTCTGTTGCGCGCTGAACGGCTGCGCGGTGTATTGGTCCTGCAAGGCCTGGCCGCTCGACAGGTTGTTGAGCAGCCAAGGTTGTGCGGCTGCCCATGGCTCTTTCGTGGCCGTCTGCGTGCCGGCGCCGCCGTTCTTATCGGAACTCAACGAACTGCCGACGAGGCCAACGGCGGCCCCAGCTACTGCTCCCCAGCTCATGGCGTCTCTCCTTCGGCGTAGGCCGTCAATTTCTGTTGCTCGCCGGCCCACGCCAGGAACTCGCCCACGTCCTGCGCGACGAAGTGTTGCTCGATCAAGTCGAGATCTGTCAGTTCGGTTGGGTGCATGCACGTCCAGACGGCGTCCTCTTCCACCAAGGCGACGCGGCGCGTGCCGGCAGGGGCGACGATGTGGAAGCCGGCCGTGACGCGTTGCACCGTGCCGTCCTCCATGTAGAGCGACATCGCACCCTTGCTCAAAATGGACAGGCCGATGTGCTTGTGGATCTTGCTGGTGATGACCGCGCCGGCGCGAATCCGCATCTCACGTGCATACAAACCGGGTGCGAAGTGGTGGAACGTCTCGGGCTGGAAAGGGGCGCTGAGTTCGCACGATTGAGCGCGCAGCGATGCTTCGAGCGCATCGATCTTGGCATTACGCGAGCGGGCCGCGATCGATAGCTCGCTCATGCCCACCACCCGCCGCCGCTGTCGCCCGACGTTGTGCCGTTGTTCCATGCCTTCGCGAGCGATGAGCCCAACTGTGCGCCGCCCAATGCAGTCGCAACCGGACTCGACGACGTGCCCTGCGTGCCCGTGGTGGTGCCGTAGCCCTGCCCCAGGCTGTTCGCGCCCTGGCTGAACTGCTGCCAGTAGTTCAGCGGCGTATTCTGCTGTTGCGTGGTGTTGCCGATGTCCTGCTGGTTCAGACCCGACAGCGTGCCGAGCAGGCCGATACCGGTCTGCAGGTTCTGCTGGTTCTGGCCGAACGCATCGTTGTAGACCTGGCGGTCGAAGTTCTGATCCCACTGGTACATCGACTGCTGATCGCGGTAATCCTGTCCGCGCAGGTTGGTCGATATGTCGCCGAGCGAGCGCTGCAGGTTCTGCTGACCGTTCTCGTTGAGCTGCTGGAGCCCCGCGTTGCCGAACGAACCGGAGTTCGCCATCGCCGTGTTGTAGGCCGGCTGCGCGGTCATGTTCCAGTTGCGGACGAGATCGCCCTGCGCCTGGTCGACCTTGGCGGTGATGTAGGGGTTGTCGACCCCGAGGTACGGATTCGTTGCCATGTCAGTTCCCTGTGAGTGAGCGGCGTTCCAGGAAGACGCCCGGCGAGCCGCCCAGCGCGACCCATCCATCCAGCACGTACTTCATGCCGGGTAGTCCCTGCTCGACGATCACGCTGTTCGGCACGAAGTCGCCGTTGCGGAAGCGCCCGGTGGTGGGCGGTGCGGTGCGGGCATCGCTGAAACCGTCGATGCGCCCGCCGGCCATCTCGTTCACGGCCTGTGCATGCGCGCGCAGGATGTCGGAGAGCGCCGAAATCAAGCGTTCTTGGCTGCCCTGGTCGAGAGCCGGCAGCTGCGGGTTTTCGTCGAGCTTCATCGGCCACCCTCCGCGTTCAGCTTCGCGTCGTACGCGGTCGCCTTGTGTGGGCCCGTCAGGTCGATGCGAACCCGATGGAATCGGGCGCTCTGCCGGATGTCGAACTTGCCGTCGTTGATGGCATTCGTCGCGCCCTGGATGAGAGGATCGCCCTCGTTCATCTTGAAATATCCGGTCGCCGACGCGCCGCGCGGGGACTGTGCGAAGCGGATGCGGAACCGCTCCAGGCCCATCACGGCGTCGTCGCCGCCCATGTCGCCCGTCGTCATGCTGGAATCAGCCGTCTCGCCGTTGAGCGAAACCAGTTGGTGCGCGGCGTTGAAGAACGCGGGGACCTGCCCGCCAGCCAGCCAGAATTGTGAGTCGAGCGGGATGTTGGGCAACGCATCGATCGTTGCCGCATAGGCGTCCAGCCCGTCGATCGTGACACCCGGCGCGATGTAGTTGAGTGGCGATTCAATCACCAGGTCATCGCGGCCCCACTTGTTCGCCGACAGGTGGTAGACCAAGCAGGCATCGCACGCGCCCGACGACGTGCGCGACGGGTAGTGCACGCGCACCAGTTTGTTTTGACGATCGTAGGAGACCTGCGTCTTGTAGCGGTAGGTGGGACTCGAGTTGTCGAGGAACCACTGCCGATTGATGCCGTCGCCCAGGGGTACAGGACGCGTGCCGTCGAAGATCCAGAAGTTGTCATTGCCGACGATGAAGTGCTTCCCGCCGATGTCGCACACCGCGTCTTGGCCCACTGCGCCGGCTTCGCCACCAGGGATGAGCGTCCAGCGCCACACCTCAGCACCGCCGACGTAGCGGCCCAGGTAGATCGCGCGCTGCTTGTAGGCCACCACGTAGTCACCCAGGGGGAGCGCAGCCTGCAGCGGGCCCTCTACCGAGATCAGCCGGCCTGTGTTCGCGCCCGTGGAGACGTCAGGCACCCAGTCGTTCTGGTTGCTCTGCGCGCAGCACCACCAGCGGTCCGGCGAGTCGCCGTAGGTCAGGTCGTTGGTGTGGAAGGCCAGCACGAAGTTGTTCGACGCGCTGACGATGATCTTTGCCTTGGGCGCGGTCGGCACGTCGGCGAAGGCCCCGGCGGCGCTGCCCTGCATCGGATCGGTGAGGTTCGAGGCCAGCGCGGTGTCACCGAACTGGCAGAAGGACCAGCGCGATTCGGTCGAGCCGACAAAGGGCGCTGGGCTCCGATCGGTCCAGGCGGTGCCGGTCAGTTCGTAGAGCGCCGTCTGCGTGCCGGCAAAGACCCGGCGAGTGCCGGCGAGCTTCGTGAGCACCGCAGCGCCGCGGCTTTCGGCGGGCAGCGGGTCGGCCGTGGTCGCTGCCGGCGTCGGCGCGCCACGCATGCCCGATTCGTACGGGATCACGTGCGCGCAGTCGAACAACATGCCAGGCGTGGTCGCGTCGGCATCGGGAGCGAATCCAAGGATCGGCTTCATCGGCGAATCCGAAGCGTGCTGCCGCTGACCAGCGCGGCCTTGCTGACGCTGTTCAAGCGCTGCACCATGGCGGCGTATTGCCCCTGCCAGTAGTTGGCGCGCTCCTCGTTCATGATGAACCGGTAGCCGGACATCAGGGATGCGAACAGGTAGACGTCGGGATGGTTCGCCAAAAGGCCGTTCGAGTTCACCAGCGAAAGCGCCGGGAAGCGCTGGTAGTAGGTGGCGTCCACCGCGTAGACGGTCGCCGGCACCACGCCGAGGATCAGCTGATTGCCAACGATCGAGTACGTGCGCACCTGGCCCTTGGCGTCTTCTCGATAGAGCTGATTGTTGGTGATGTAGTCGAGCGGGACACCATCGATGCCTACCGACTCGAACTCCAGGAAGTCGTCTGGAAGCGTGATGCCCTGATAGTTGGCCACCGTGTTGAACGACACCACCGCGAGCTGCTGACGCAGGCGCAGGTCGATGGCAATCTGCGACTCACCGGTGCGGATGAAGTCGGGAATGTCCGCGCCGAGGTCTGTCCGGCTCATCCACCGCGCGATGGATGCCTGGAGTTCGGCGTAGGTAGAGAGTGCCATGTCAGCGCTTGAGGTAGGCCGGGTAGGCGCAGAAGGCGGGGTTGTTCGCGAAGAAGCGCTTGATCGCCTTCTTGCGCTCGTCTCGGTCGCGGATGGCTGCAATGCGACCATGGACCAGGGCGGGGATGTGGCCCACTTCCTTGCCCTCACCCCAGCCCTTGCCCTCGTTGCGCTCGCGCATGGCTTGCACGTGGGCCAGAGCTTCGGTCATGTCCTGCTGCTTCTGGATGATGAGAGATTCACCCTCGAACTTGATGATGGTGCGAACGCCATGCGGGTTCACGCCCTCATCGAGTTCGACGTTCTCGCTGTAGCCGGTGCTCATTTCAGATCCTTGAAAAAAGGCCCGCACACTGCTGCGCGGGCCTAACCACGGAGAAACCTGGATTAGCCGCCCGAGAGGTCGGCGATCTTGAAGTGGGCGTTTTCGGAGGTCACGCGCACCGTGGTATCGACCAGCACCTGTTCCTTGGTGTTGTCGCCGGTCTTGCCCAGGGGGGTCGACTGGAAGCCGCGGAGGTAGACGATGTCGATGTAGTCGGGGTCGAGGCCGAACACGTTGGTCGAGCCGGCCATGATGTAGTGCGGGACGATTTCGAGGTCACCGAAGTCCGATGCGTAGACGTCAGCGCCGCCCACGATCTTGCCCTGCGAACCCTTCTTCTCGCCCACCTGGTAGCGGTTGACGGCGATGCCAGCGAAGCCCGAGAACACGCCCTTGTGGTTGGGGGACATGTAGACCGCGGGCGGGATCTTGCCGGCCGAGATGTAGGTCGCTTGCACAGCCGACTTGAGCAGGGCTTCGGTGAAAGCGCGTGCGGTGCCGGCAGTCGGCGCCGTGGTCGGAGCGCCCGAGGTGTGCGCCACGGTCGAGCCGCCCGCGCCATGCAGCGCATTGGTGTACAGCAGCACACCCAGGCCGCCCGACTTGGCAGCAGCAGCGCCCGAGCCAGCAACAGCAGGGTTGGCCGACAGAACCATGGCTTCCTCGTCGCGCTGCAGCTCCTTGTACGCCTTGGCCTTGTAGTAGGCCATCGCGGACTTCATGCCGGCCTTCTTGACCTTCTCGGCACGGCCGGAGACGGCGATGGTGTCCTGGAAGATTTGGCAGATGTTGCCGACGCGCACGGGCGGCGTCTTGGCGCTTGCGGTGGCGTCGTCGCCGTCGATCGCTGCGTTGTCCTTGTTCGGCGTACGCAGGTTGTCGCGCTGCCATTCGTGGTACGTGTTTTCGGCGGTCCCTTTGCCAGCCATCGAAATGACGGGGGTCATCTCGGGGTTGGTCATCGTGATGTAGTCGATCAGGTCTTCACGAACGTTCGTGCCCGCGTCGTAGCGGTCGTAGAGGTTGGTTGGCTGCGCGTAGACCATGAGGCCGGCGGAGCCCATGTAGCGCGTGAGCGCCACATGCAGGGGGCGGAAAAGCGAAGCCAGCACAGCCAGCAAGAACGCGGTGGCGATGGAGAACAGGTTGCGAATCATGATGATCCTTCAGGCGTTGTTGAGTAACCAAGACGCGAGGTCGTTGGTCTTCGCGCGACCGCTCTTGAAGCGGGCGTTGAGACGGGTGTTGACCTGCGTCGACTTCGGCACGCTCTGACGACCCGCGGGCAGCTTCGGCGCGTTGATCGCCTTGGCCTTGACCGCCTTCGTCTTCTCTTGAAGATCCCGATACCGCATGGCGTCGCGCATGATGAAAACCAGCGCCGGGTCGCTCAGCTTTGCGAAGCGCGACTCGGGCACGCCGTAGTCCTTCTGGATGCGGGCGAAGATGGTTTGCAACTGCGTCTTGTCGATGCCCTGCTGCCCCAGCACGCCCCACGCGCGCGAGAAAGCTGCCTGGTCGACCTGCTGCTGGCGAAGCGCCTGTTGCTGGCGTTCGTGCTGCATGCCCTGCTCGACCTGGGCCATGACGCTGCGGACGGCGTCCGCGCGGGCGCGCTCCTGGATGTAGAGATCCCGGTCACGCACGGCCAGGTCGGCCAGTTCGGTATCGGATTTCAGGCCCGCCAGGGTCTGGATTGCCGCGAGTGCCGTCGCGGCCTTCTGCTGGTAGTGGTCGTGCCCTTCGGTGAGCCGCTGGGTGACCACCTCGTGCGCCTGGCGTTCCCGCTCGCCGAGTTCCATCGTCTTGCGCGTGTAGTCCGCGTGACGCTGGTAGCCGGCGATGAGTTCTTTCGAGTCGACTTCGAGCGTCGAATCGGCACCGTCTTCGCCTTTGACCGTGACTTTGAATTTGCCGCTTAGCTGATCGGGGGTCGGATTGGCTTCGTCGTCGCCCGCGTCGCCGCTGGCGTCGTCATCCGTATCAGGGCTGGCACCCGACTCGTCGTCGGGATTTTCGGCGTCCGAGATGACCGCGAGAGCGGATTCGGAGCCGGGGGTTGCGTCTTCGTCAGTGTCGGCCGATGGGTTCTCGACGAGGAAGGACGCAACGTCATCGTATGACGGGGCCTCTTGGGCTTGACCGGACATGCCTGATGCTTTCAATCAAGACTGCCTCAGAAGCGCCAGAGGCCGCCAAGGGACGCATCACTGCGGAGCCCGGAGGGGAGACGCTTCCCCAAGTGCCGATATTATGCAGCTTCTGTCGTCAACTCGCATCAAATATCGACCATCCGATGCTAGGAAGGCGAGCGGGCAAAAAGAAAACCCGCCGAAGCGGGGAAGCTGCTACCGACGCACCGCTTAGACCATCGCCAGGCCGCGATCCTTGTTCACGATCGCCAGCCACGCATATTCCTCGGCCAACTCGGCCAGCGTCAGGCGATCGGAGTACTCGATCGCCACAGCGACGCTCCAAGCGTGCAGATCGGCCGCGTTGCCGCCAGCACCCACCTTCCAAGGGAACTTGCCGCCAGTCGGCGCGTGCGTGTACCCGATGGAGGTGAGGCTTCCAGCGCCGCCGTACGCCAGATCGCCACCCGTGCCGTCGTTTGTCGCAGCGATGAACATGAAGGTCGAGCCCTGATTCACCGAACGATTCGCCCTCACAGCGTCATTGATGAGCAGGTTGAGGTTGGCCGCTGCCTGGTACGAGATCGAATCCCGGACGTTGTTCGCGTCGGCGTAGTGGCCGCAGTACACACCGCCTGCCGCACCGCCGGTAATTACAGGACGCGTGCACACCAGGATCTGGGTGAAGGGCGCCGAGGCGCCGCCGCCCAGCAGGTTGCTGTTGAAGCCCTGGCCCTGGTTTGCGAACGTGACAAACGCGTCCGAGTAAGCCGGTGCACCCACCATCACCCCCGCATCGGACGCCGGATTCGGGAGCCTGTTCTTGGCACTGGATGCGGCATCACGGCCGAAGAACTGCAGGCTTCGGGCCCGGCTGAAATGCACAGGCGCGGCGCGGGTCCGCACTTTAGAGAACGTGCTGCCAGAAACTTGAATCGAAGTGGTCATGGAAAAGGCCTTTCAGTTGATGCCCCAAGCGCGCAGGCCTTGAGATATGTTGACGACGCGGCAGAGCCCCAGGCTCTCTTTCTGCTTGACATAGTCCAGCAGCCCCTCGTACGCGGTGTCGAGCGTCTCCAACGCGCTCGCCGGCGCCGTGGACACCAGCCCGTGGGTGTGGATGGCCATCGACTCTCCCAGCAAGATCGCCTGGTCAAGCCAGCCCTTCATGGTCTCCGCGCTTTTTTGGCCGGTGTCACGCGAGCCGCACGACACCAGCTCCTCGCGGCCTTCGGACGTGAAGGGAGTGAGGGGCCGGTACGATGCGCGCGCATATTTGTAACCCTTGCTGCGAAGGATGGCCCGCAGGGCCGCGCTGTCGCTGCTCTGCGGGAAGGCGAAGCCGTCGAGCAAGGTTGTGTACCCCGCCGCGATCAGTGCGGCCTTGCCCGCATCCACATCCTCGCTGAAGTTCGCCGGGTTGTTCAGGTAGTTGGTGTGATACCGGCCTTGATGGCCGATGTCCCAGCCAGACTGATAGAGCAGGTCGAGGAACGCCCGGTTGCCCTCGATGAGTTCGCCGTCCGAGAACTGCGTGCCGACGAAGCCGCGCGCCTGCAGCATGGGAAGCGCCTTGGTGATGTGGGATTCATAGCTGCCGTCGAATGTCAGCATGACGAACGGCACAGCCCGGCCGCCAAAGCCCACCGTGTCGATCAGGGCGTAGCGGTCACCGTCCGGCACCGAGGCAGAGATCGAAACGAAGATCTCGACCTGCGCGACGCGCACGGCATTCGGTGCACCTGTGTTGGTCCAGCCTGTTGCCGCGCCAATGTCCGCGGTCAGCGATTGCCAGCCGCCAGTCTTCATCTGATCGGGCGCCCACTGGAAAAGGCGACGGTTTGCGGCGGTGCTGGTCGGAGGATCGTTGGCCGGTACGTCGGACGAGTAGTAGAGGCCGATCGAGGTGATGGCGTCTCCCGGGATGAAGACACCGATCTCAAACTTGCCGTTGATCACTCGGACAGGGACCTTCTTTCGGATCACTACGTAAGCGCCAGCACCGGATGGCGTCGTGGCAGTCACCTTGAGCACGTCTCTTCCCATTTGGCGAACATTGACCGACTCTACGGCCAGCGTGCCGCCTGATACGGCCCAGCCACCCGCGCCAGTCGCAGGGCCCGCCGACAGGCGGGTGGTCGCAGCGATCAGGGGGTAGCGCAAGGTGCTGCGCGCCAGTGCCGGCACAAAGTCGGTTTGCTGCTGGATCCCGGCAAGGATCTGGCTGACTGGCGTGCCGTTCAGGGTCGTGATGGTGGCGACGCTGGCAGTCAATGCAGGCGACGTCAGGGCGGCAATGGTGGCCGAGCGAAGCACTGCCGCCTCGAAGTCTAGGGTGCCATCGTCACGCACGCCACCGGCAACGCCAAACACCGCATCGGTCCAAGCAGTGACGAAACCGGGCACGCTCAGGGCGCTGTCGATCGCGCCGGTGCCAATGCTCATGCGCGTGGCGGCCAGCGTCGCGGTGACCAGGTCGCGAAAGGTGCCTGCATCAAAGTCCAGCCCGCCATTTTCACGAATGCCGCCTGCGACGTCATAGATGGCATTGATGAACGACAAAGCAAATCCCGGCGCAGAAAAGCTCAACTTGATGCCGAGCGCATCAATGGCCGCTCTGCTGGCAAAAGGTGAGCCGAAGGGGGTCGCCAACTCTGGGGAGTCCTTCATGTAAGCCTGAAAACTCCCATCCGGCAGTGGCGCCGAAAAAGTTGAGCCCACAGCGATAGACGGGTCCGCCAATGCGGCAGCTACAGTTGGCCGACTCCTGCCGGCCGCCGCTGAGGCCTCCGCAAAAAGTTCGGCGTTGTCCTCGGCGAGCTGCGCTCCAATCTCAGCGGCTTCCGCAGCCGCCCGGTTCTGCCCCGTCTCTGTGACTGCTGCCTCCCCTTCAGCCTCCACCACCCCAACGACTGCCTGCGCCTCGATCGCGTACCCCTTCGCTGATTTGAATCCCGGCGACGGTTCCGTATCACTGATCGCCCATGCCCGCGCCTGATCCACCTTCTCGGCGGCAAAGATCACCTGTTGCGCGGCATTGCCCGCCTGGGCCTCCGCTTCATCCGCGCTCGCTGCAGCTTCGGCGGCGTAAATCTTCGCAGCACCGCCCGCGTCCGGCCCAACCCACGATCCGTTTGCCATATCGGGCTCCTACATGCCCGACACAGCACGAATGCCGCGGCGGATTGAGTTTTCGTCGCGGATGCCGTCGATCCGAATCTTGGAATGGGCCAGCTTGCCCTGCTCGACCATGCCGGTTAGCGTGGCCTGCAGGCGGTCGCAGAGCTTGGCTTGCTGCAGCAGCAGCACCTGACCCTCGCGGTCGCGCACGTCGCAGTGCCGCCAGGCTTCGGACAGGTCGTCACGCATGCGGCGCCAGGCTTCGGCGAATGCAGGGTTGTCGAGCACGGCCTGCGCGCTCTGGCCCATGTTTGACTCTTGCTGGTGGTTCTCTTGGGTCATTGGGTCACCTCGGCGGCGATTTCGCCAGTCGACGCGTCCGTTGCCGCGTCATTGATCTTGGCTTTGCTGCCGACGAGGGCGACTTCCACCGCCTTCGCCACGTCAAGCTGCTTCATCTGGAAGTCGTGGTTCATGCGCTCGCGCTCCATCTGCAGCTTGGCCAACTCGATCCGCTCGCGCGACGCAAGTTCAGCGTCTGCGCGCGCTGCATCTCGGGCATCGTTGAGCGCCTGGATGGCGTTCTGCGCCTTCAATTCGCGCTGCTTGCGCTCGTCCTCCATGCGCGTGCGGCCGAACTCCTGCTGAGCCTCCGCTTGGAACTTCTGCGCCTCTGCGGCAAGCTCCATTTCCTTGACCTTGAGCTGGTACGGCGGCGGCTCCTGCGGCCTCTCGGGCAGCTTGGCGTCCTGCGGGTCCGTGAGGAAGTCGTTGACGTTCTTGAAGCCCGTCAGGTCCATCAACTTCGCCTGCGTGTTGTAGAGCTGCTTCGGCGTGATGAGCATCGGGCCGAGTGGGCTCTGCGCCAGGCCCATTTGCGTTTGGAAGATCGCGCCGAGCACCGAAACCTGTTGCTCACGGTCGCCAGTGCCAAGACCGACGTTCGTCGTCATGTCGTAGCTGTCGCGCCACTCGTTCGGGTCGAGTTCGACGAACGAACCGCGCAGGCGAAAGGCGATCTTCTCCATGTCGCCTTCGGTCAAGAGCTTGAGGATGCCCTTGAAGATCGGCTTGACCATCGTCTCGGCGAAGATGCGCGCGATCAGCTTGATACGCTGCTTCGCGGCGTTGGCCGTGATGACCACTTCCTTTGCGGTGCGGTCGGGCCGGAGCGCGTTCGGGTCGAGGCCCTGCTGATTCTTGGAGACGCCCGTGCGCTGCTCGCGCATGTGGTCGATGTACTCCATCATGGAGAACATCTGGTTGCCGACGAAGGGTGTGACCTCCATGCCGACGGCGTCGCCCTGGTACTGGCGGATGATGCCGCCCGGGCGAGAATCGAGCAGGTCGTCGATATTGGCCTTCGGCGCCCCGTTGACGTCCGTCAGAACCGTCTTGCGCGGGTTGTTCGCCAAATAGGCGTTGTTCACGACGCCGCGCATCAGTTCGGTGCGTAGAAGCTGCAAGTCGGCCACGGTCTCGGCCACCGACATGCCGTCCCAGCGGTGCTGCACGAGAATGGGGGATCCCGTGGCGATCGGCACCTGGGCGCATTCCTCACAACTGAGGATCTTGTCGTTCAGGCGGTAGATTTCGAGGCGCTCGGCGATCCCGTCGCCGTCCTTGTCGGCCAGCACCCACTCGATGCGCAGATAGCCCTTGGTCTGCGACTCGTCGTCAGCATTCACGCCCTGTTCGTCGTCCAGGAACAGATCGCCACCCGTCTCACTGGTGCGCTCACGGCGAATCGAGTCCTCGATGCCGTTGCCCGGCTCATCGCTGCCGGCCAGTTCATCGGCCGTCACGTCGTCGAAACCCATCTCGCGCAGGTCGGACAGGCTCACCTCCATGATGCGCGCGACATACGGGCAGTCGTCGAGCATCGGGCTCGTCCAGTCCCGCTTGATCAGGAGCGTCTCCGGCTCGAACGCCTCGACCTTGATCGTCTTGCGCTCCTCGACGCGCCGAATCTTCACGTTGTAGCGTGGCTCCATGACCGGCTGACCCAGCTCATCGAGCATCGGCTGCCCGGTGATCGGGTCGAGCATCGGCGTCGGCTCGACCTGCTGCAGGCTGTCTTTCTCGAAGTCGTCCTCGGTCTCGCCCTCGGCCAGCGCAAAGGCCATTTCCTCGGCCGTCACGTTGCGCAGGGGAACACAGGTCTTGGTGCGCTTGGTCTCGGCGCGCCAGTGGATCGCGCTGTTTTTGACCATGAGGGCGTCTTTGAACGCCGTGTAGAGCACCAACATGCCGTTGTTCTGCTTGTAGAACACGTAGTTGCATGCATCGGTTGCCTGCTCCGCGCCGTCGGCGTCAGCCTCGCGCGATGGGTCGAACACGACAGCATCCTGGCTGCTCACGAAGATATCGAGCAGCTCAGGCAGGATCCATTCGATGGTGTCCTGAATGTCGGAGGTGACCAGCTGCGACCAGCCGTCTTCCTCGTTACCGTAGGGCCGCTGGAAATAGCCCTTGACCGCTCGGTCGCGCTGCGCTCGCAGCGTGCCGAACGTGTATTGCGAGGAGTCCGTCTCCAACTCTTGGAGCATCGACAGCAACCTGTCGTCGTCCAACCGGGGCTTCACAGCCTTTTCCGCCATGCGGACTCCTTTGGTGCATTACTTCTTCGAGCCCTTCGCCTTGGCGGCGGATGCCGTACGCAGGTCAGGGATCGGCCCTTTGGTCTCGCGCGCCACTTGCGTGACGGCTGCCTCGACCTGTTCCGGCGAGAAATCGCCCTCGGGCTTGATCTGCTTCGCGATGGCTTCCAGGTCTTCGGCTGTCGGATTGTCCGCGATTTGCGCGCTTTTCTCCAGCATATCGGCGCTGATGACCGAAGTTCCTGCAAGTTGAGGCTTGTCGGATGACGTTGTCGGGTTGATCGTGTGCGGATCCTTGCCGCTCGCGTCGTCGCTTTCGAGCTGCTGCTGCACCTTGCCGACGAACTGCTCGGCCGTGGTGCCGGTGGCCGGATCGGGTGCGCGCTCGCCGGATTGAGCCATGCCAGGCGGTACGTTCATGGGGCGGACGCCGACACGCTCCACACCGTCAGCCGCGTCTTCCAGAGGCGACTTCTCTGGGAATGGCGGCGTGCCGACGCGCTGCGATCCGTCGGGGTAGGTGTGGACTTCGGCGCGCACGGCGTCGGGGTGCTTGCCGTTGATGCTGTCGCGGCGTGCTTGTTCGGCGTCGGCGTCGATCTGGGCTTGAGACTTGGTGGTCATGGTGATCCTCTGGGTTGAGCCGCCGACGACATGCCGGCGCGGCGATTCTGGAACCGATTGCAGGTTTTGTGCGTAGTCCTGCGCCTTCACGCAAGAATCCTGCGTGACGGGTACTCGATGGGCTTGAAAGCTCTGGGCTCCTCGTAGACGACGCACATCAGGCCGAAAGCGTCGGCGCCGTGGCTGGCCCAGTCGTGCTCAGGGCCCAAACCGATGTTTCGCGCTTGGTCCTTCTTCTCGTGATACCAGCCGAGCGCAGCAATCCCCGGCTCAGTGGTAGCTTCGTTGAACCACATCGCGGGGAAGCGACGCCGGCCTTCTTCGATTCGGGCCATTGCGGCGCCCTTGCCCTGGTTTGGCACGACCGTGACCGAATAGCCCGCAGCGCCCATCGCGCTCTCATAGGACACGTCGTAGACCTTGTCTTGTGTGCTGCCGTCGTGGGGAAGCCAGATTTGCGCACGGTCAGGCGTGTAGCCGCGCTGCCTGAGCCATGCGATGTGCGCTGACAACGGCTGACCGACTGCTTCGTAGTAGTCGAGCACCCGGATTTCCTTCCCGATGAACTGCGCTACCCACATGGTGAATGCGTCAGCTTTGGCGCCAGTGCCGCCAATGTCAACGAAGACGCGGATGGTCATGAGCGGGTCGGCTGCAACCTTGCCGATGCGCCCTTCTGCCCTGGCAGCGTTAAGCGACTTCGCGTAGTAGGCGCCGTCCATAACCGAGATGTGCCCGCCCTCCCAGATATGGTCGTACTGGTCAGGCTGCATGCGCAGGCAGTCCAAGCGCTCCTGCTCAAGCTCAGCGGTGAACCAGGGGTTGTCGCGCCAGTTCGCCTTGACGATGGTCGACCCGGTCGGCACCTCGGCGCCGCGCAGCATGACATCGACGGCATCGCTTTTACGGCGCGGGTTCCAGCTGAACCACAGTTCAGAGCCCATCGCGCGCAGGGTGGGCCGCAGCATGTTCAATGAGTGGGCTGTGGCGGTCTGGGCTTCCTCCCACCAGGCGCGCTTGAAGCCTTCCAGCGACTTGATCGAGTCGGCGGTGTAGTCCTGCATCCCCTTGAAGATCATCACGCCGTCGCCGGGCGTCTGGATGGCGTCACGGAAGACCTTGAAGCCGTCCGCCTCGGTGATACCCAGTGCCGACAGCTTGGACTCGATCAGCAGCTTGGACGACTGAGCCAAGTCCTTCTGCACCTCACGGATGCAGACCGAACGCATACCCTCCCCTGTGTCTCCGGGCTCGGCCATGCAATCTTCGATCAGCTTCTCGGCGAAGAAGTGAGACTTGCCGGACCCCCGGCCACCGTGCGCGCCCTTGTAGCGGGACGGCGCAAGGAGGGGGATGAATGCCCGAGCAGTCTGGAGCCTGAGCGTCTTCACGGCTTCGGATCGACGATAGTCCGTTCGACCTTGGAATACTTGATGGCACCGCCGCCAGGGCCAGAATGCTCGATGGCCTTCATTTCGCGCCAATCATCGGGCCGGCGGTTCTTGAGCCAGAAGATGGCGGCCGTCGTGTCTGGCGGGTAGATTTTGCGGATTGGGGTCTGGATGATCGCGTGATCGACCACCCGAATATCAACCTCGTCGTGCTCGTATCCAGTGGCTCGCGCGAACAGACTCCGCTCAACTCGGTCGTCGGCTTCCTTCTTGCCAGCCTTTAAGGCCTGACAAAACTTGTCGTTCTCGGCCTTCCAGCGGTACAGCGTGCGAGCGTCGACGCCGAAGAAGTCGGCCATTTCGATGTCTGTCGCGCCGAGTTGGCAGAGCTTCTTGGCCTGCTCGATGAACTCGGGCTTGAACTTGGTAGGGCGCCCACCTTTAGATGGCGTCTGGGTCTGCATTCGGGGCCTCCTGGGCTTGACCGGTGAATGGTGGCGTCATCTCGACGATGTGAGTATTTTCGCTCATATCAGCCATAGAGGGGCAACCCCTTGGCCTTCCTGTCCGCAATCTGCCCCTGCGTCAGCGTTTGCTCGGGCAGCACGTAGCTCTTGAGCATCAGCAGCGCAAGGTCGACCGAGCGCATGTCCTGCGCGACCTTCTCCAGCTTGGCGGCAAGAAGCTCCTCGACCAAGTTGGGGCCGGTCTTGGCGATGGTCAGCCCTTGCCGGGCACTCAGGTCCGCGCGTGCGTGCTCGATATTGCCCTTGGTCCGCTCCAGCGCGGCAGTCGCAGCGCCCACCGGCTCGGCTCCCTTGGCCAGCGCCGTGTCGAACGCCGAGCGCAGCAATTCAATCGCAGGCTTGTCGTACGCCCGGCGCGCGTCAGGGTCGCTCAGCACCGAGTAGGCCTTGTTCAGGGCCTGTTGCTGGGCGGTGTCACCTCCTGCTCTGTCAGGGTGTGCCGCACTGCTTGCGCGGCGCCACGCGGCCTTGATCTCGTCGGGCGTGGCCGAGACTGCGACGGCGAGCGTTTCGTAGTGACTGGTCAAAGGTCCCACCAATTTGCTTTGCGCATGCGCTTCGTCATGCCGTTTTCAAACATCAGGTGAGTTCCGTAGTCATGGCACACGAAATGCTCAGTGCCGTTCTTGATCGTCTTGACCATGCCGTAGTTTGTGCGCTTGAAGTCGCACAGGAAGACCGGCATCCGCTCTGGGAACTCTTTCGGGCCTGGTGGGCGCGTGCGCTCCATGATCAGAATAGTCCCATTCGGGCTGATCCACTGGCACTGCGCGAACCACTTGCTGGCCGGCGTGTCCTTCACGCGCTGCCACGTCTCCCACTCGACCACGTTCTGGAACTGGCCTGCGCCCTCCTCCACCTTGACCACGCTACCGGGAAGCAGCGGGCTACTGAACACGTTGCGCGACATGCCGCGGCCTAGAAGGTCGCCACATAGAAGGTCGAAGGCTTGGCGAAAGGTGGCTTCAGTGCTCATCGGTACACCGATTGCGTGGTGACGCAAACCGGGCACAGCACCCGGTACACGGTGCCGAAGACGTGCTCGACCGGCTCTGCCTCTGCCTTGGCGAACTCGAAGATCGTCCGGCAGTTGGTGCAGGTCGTGCGGAGAGGGGCTTCCTTGGTCGGGATGGTGCCGCGGCTGATGATCTTCATGGCTTGTAAACCTTCGCTTCAATGCAGGCGGTCAGGGGTTTGGTGTACTTCCCGGAGACGTCATCCATGCGCTTGCGGACGGCTTCACAGTCAGCCGCAGACGCGAATCGCTCAAGCAGCGCCGATGGATCGCCGCCGGCACCCGGGTAGCCCATACTGAAAAGAAGCCAGAGGGTGATCGTGCTCATGGCGTGCAGAGCTGACGCCCGTCCACGTTGGTGCGGGGGACGAGGCCGCCGCGGTTGCTGGAGAGGTACTCGCAGCCGGTCAAGGCGTCGCGGTGGACTTGCATTTCCGGTCCCTGATTCGCGCCACCCTCTCGGGCTGCGAGCACCACCAGGGCGCCGATCATCAGCACCTGCATTGCGACAAAGACAGCGTGATAATTCATTCCTTCTCTCCTTGGTTGCTTTTCAGTTCCCGAACGCGTTCGTTACTTGACGACGATGTCCGGCACGATCACCGACGGCTTGAAGATGACCTTGTAGTGGCTCGTTCCGACCGGCACCGGCTCCAGTTGCTCGATGAAATACGTGACGTTGTCCGAAAGGCCGAGGAAGTGCTTCTTGTAGACGCCCGGGCCAAGCTTGCAGGTGACGGAAATCTTGCGGTCCGTGCTGTCGTTGCCACGGCTGCACAAGCCCTCGATGCTGAGCATGTAGTCGCCGGTGATGCCGTTGTAGAACACGACGCGGCGGTTGATCTCGAAGTTGTCGGCGGCCTGCGAAATGTTGTGCGATGCCACGTCGGCGTCGGAGCTGCAGCCGGCGAGCAGAGCGACAGCCCAAGCGGCAACCATTGCGGTCAATACTGATTTCTTCATCTTCTGTTCTCCAGTGATTCAGCAGCGACCGGCTACTACGGATTCGCCAACAGGCGATGCATTCAGGTGATCAAGCGCCCAGCGAGCGGCCGCACGGTCTTTCGGGTGCGCGGCCGCGCTGTCGGCGATGGCCTGCCACTCACTGACCTGCGCAAGGTGCGCGTCCATGAACGCCAACTCCTTCACCGTGGCATCGCCCTTGCCTTGGTCGATGTGCGAATGGCACGCGAAGCAGCCCCAGGCGCTGTATTCGTCGTCCGCCTTGCGAGCGCCGGCCTTACCGTGGGCATTGCTGTTGCTGTGGCAGGCGACAGTGGTCTCGGGGTCGAAGTTGCACACGCCAGGAATGCGGAACAGGCACGGGCGGCCGCGCGCCATGGACAGCAGGTGCGGGTTGCGGTGGGCGACCGTCTTGCAGATCGTTGCAGCAACATCAGCCACGACCGAGTAGCGGCCGCGCACTGCAACGGGCGCATATAGCGGCTGAGTGACTCGGGTGTAGATCTTGCGGGCGAACGTCATGCAATCTCCACGACTACGCTGCCCGGCTTCGGCCCGAAGGCGCGCCGGATGGTGATGGGTTCGAACTGGCTGTCGTTGCAGCCCAGCGAGTCGGCGATACCGTCGAGGCTCGGCTTCAGCGCGGCCAGCAGGTTGTCGCGGTCGCGGGCTCGCTTGTCCGGCTGCACGAAGGTGATCGTGAGCGGCAGCGTGGCGGCCGAGTCGAACGGCTTGCCGGTGGCGGCCAGGCTCTTTGCCAGCGCGCCGCGCGTGAGGACGTAGGCGTCAGTGCGCGCCTTCTTGCGCAGCGCGCTGGTGCTGGCCCAATGAACGCCCTTCGAGCGGTTCGGGTTCAGTTTGGCGTCTGGCCACGGCAGCACGATTTGCATCACATGCCTCCTCTGCAAGCGACCTGTCCCATCCTCTGGGGGGTGAACTGGGTTGCGCATGCCTTGTTGCGGCAGGCGCGGGGTTTGGGCGCGCGGGTCATTCCCATGGGTCGAACCCCATCCAGGCGCACAACTGCTCGCCCCACGCCCCGATCTTTGCCATTGCCTTGCCGATGAAGACGGCGGCAACGGTGAACGCGGCGATTGCGGGAAAGCTCAACCAGAAAAGCACGCGGTGCTTCTTTTTGAATGCCAACGCGCTGCGAAGGAATCCATCGGTGATCTCGGGGGCCACGTACAACTTCATGCAACCTCCAAATTCATAGCCACCCACGAATGGATGAACTCGACCAGCTCCGAGCACTCGGCCCGGGTCAGCTCCGACGTGCGGCGGAACACAACGTCGATGCCGTGGCCGTCCAGCGCGGGAAGCACCTCGACTGACTCACCGCGGACGCGGAGCCACGCGGCGACAAGCAGCCGCTTCCACGTCTCAACCGATCGCTTGGCGCCAGCCCACTCATGCGTGCCGGATATCTCGGTCAGCAGCGCGTGCAGAAGCGCGTTCTGATCTCCCGACCTCGTCGGCTCCGACACCACGCAGTGCCACCCGTCCGGAGCCTCTTGGATGGCCTGGATGGCCCTGGCGCGGACTTCCTTGCTTATCAAGCGGAAGGGGCGGCGGGTCATCGCGGCACCTGCCCGTGGAAGTAACGCATAGGCAGCGCCACCAGGTCGGCCGCATCGACGACAGCAGCACGCAACAGCCAGCCACCCTCGATCGCGCGCACCGTCGGCCACCGTCCACCGGTCATGGCGATCACTTCGGTTTCACCGTGGCGGTACTTGTGGCCTTGGCGCGCATGGCCGCAGCCAGCATTGCGGGCAGTTCCGCCAATTCCGGATCCTTTGCCAGTTCCTGCGCTCTCGCCCAGCAGTGCTGTTTCCATGCCTCCGGGTAGGGATGCAGTAGGTGCAAGAGCCATTCGAGGTGATCCGACTGGTTCATGCGTTTTCATCCCGTGCATACCTCGCAAGGCGCAGTGGCCGAAATGTTCTTGATGGGGACGACCTTGCGAGCGTCGGCCCAGAATTTCTGATGCGGCGTGATTTCGGTCGGCACGATGCCCGCCGCCTTCATTGCGGCAAAGCGCGGCTCCCAGTCTTCAAGGAACTGCTGGCCGTTTTCGTCGTGGTGGATGGCGTAGCCGATCTCGTCCTCGGCCCACTTCGCCTTCAACCAGATATCCGGCCGCGTGCAGTACACGACATACCAGTGTTGCCACCCAGCCTTGAGGCACCCAATGCAGTTCCCGTGGATGAACGTGTCATAAGTGCTGGGCCGCAGAATGCCAACCTCTTCGGTCTTCTGAATCGTCCGCTCCATCCACAGCGCAAGCGGGTAGTCCGACCGATAGCCACCCGCAGCCAGAATGCCGACGCGGCGCTGCATGCGCGCTCGCTCGCGCGGCGTGTTGTCGAAGCCGTAGTAAATGATGCAGTCACGGTCAGCCGCATTCGATGCAAGCCACGCCTGAAACGGCCTCGTTTTGAGTCTGGAGGTGCAAATCTCCGGCGAGTCCTTGCCCTTGAAGCCGCGCTCCGAAACGCAGATGTCGAACTGATCGGCGTTGGCCACGTTCTTGTAGTTGGCGAAAGTGATCGGGATACCGAGGTAGTCCGCAACCTCGGCCTTAAAACGCTTCACGTCGGCATGCTCGACGGTGAAATGGATGTCGTGATTCAGGAGTACCGTGTTCTCTCGGCCAAAGCGTCGCGCGACTTCAAACGCCACCAGGGCTGACGAGTGGCCGCCGCTGTAGCACACCACGTGCTTCATGCTCGCACTCCCTGCGCAGCCAGCGCAAACACCGAATTGACCTGCGTACGCATGGCCTGCTGAACCGTCGACACCGGCGGCTCACGCGTCGCTTCGGCCGCGGCGATGTCGCGCAACCCGGCTTCCGTTGCCTTGTGCTGCACCGGCCGCAGCGGGGTCGCCAGCTTTTCGATGCGCTTGGCCTGCTTGAGGAACATCGACGCGTTCTGAACGGTCTTCATCGCGAAGCCCGTGCGGTCGGCGACTTCTTGGTAGGTCAGGGCTCCGGCTGCATAGCAGCGCAGGATGCAGGATTGGGCGCTGTCGTGCTTCATGCCGCCGCCTTGCGCGTCCAGCGCCACTTACCCACCGAATTGCGCTCGATGTGCCCAGCGTCGGCCAGGTAGTGCATGTACTTCTGCGCCACCTGATCAGCGAAACCGAAGCGCTCAGCAATGCTGGACTGCGGTGGTAACTGGTCGTTCTCGGCGAAGAATTGGTGGCAGTACGCCAGCACCTCGGCCGTGCGCGCCTTTGCAGCGACCCGGAGGTATTCGCCCTTGCCGCGGATGCCGGTTGCCACGGCGCGCGAGGCACGAACCTTCGTCGGCTTCGGGACCTGCACACGGGTGCGGTGCTGCGGTGTCGGTAGGCCGCGAAGCTGCGCGGCGATGCGGTTTGCCGCTTGGCATTCGGCACTGAATTCGCTCATGCCGACACCTGCTTTCCGAAGATCGCGCGTTCGGCCAGCGCGTCGCGGGCCATCTTGAGCGGCAGCGACGATTTCGACCGAACGCCCTGCAGGTCGCGGGCCACGATGTCGCGCGCCCACTGCTTGCCGTCGAACTCGGTCTTCACCTGCAGCTTGGGGGCCAGCTTCGCAAGCTCGGACTGGATGCGCAGCATGCCGGCCTTGTCGTAGACGACCGGCGCGGCCGGCGCGTCAGGCAGCGATCGGGCGATGCGGCGGAACTCGATGACCGTCGGCGGGCGTTCGGGCAACCGGCTCAGCGCGTGCGCGATACAGGCAGGCGTCTTGTGCAAGCTCGCCAGCTCGTGCGCCCAATCGCTCTTGACCGTGTTCTCGTCCAAACCTTCCCAGCGCGAGAGGAAGTCACGGCCGTACGTCAAGGTCAGCTTCTCGAAAATCTTGTCGATCCACTCGGTGGGCAAGCTCATGATGTTTCCTTCGATTGGCCCAGGCATTCCAAGATGACGGCGGGCACTTCAATTGCGGATTCGGGGTTCTGGGAGCCAGGCGCGCGGGCAGCGATTCCAGGCACGACGCGCTCCATCTTTTCGCGCATCGAGCGCTGGTAGGTCGTCTCCGAAGGCGATGCGCGGGCCTCAGGCAGTGGCGCGGTGGCGGCGTCACGGCGGCGCCCTTCGGCGGTGGCCAGGGCATAGCCGAAGTCCTTGCCTTTGGAGATCGAGTACGCGGCGGCATCAGCCAACTCGTCGAGGGTGATCCCGGCTTTCAGGAGTTCGATCAGCTTCTGATTCGACGGGCTGACGATCGCCATGCCTGCGGCCTTCATGGCTTTGCAGGCTTCGCCCGGCGTCGCACGCGATACCTCCACGCTAGTGGAGGTACTCTTCTCTATCTCTTCCTCTTCTCTTCCTCTAGCTAACGCACCACTAACGCCCCCTGCGTTAGTTGGCTCTGCCTTGGGCGTTAAGGATGCGTTATTCGCGGTGTGATTGGCGACGCGCTTGGCTGTCTGAGCGCGCTTCTTGGCGGAAGCGCCGTTGTGCTCTTCGAACTTGACGATGCGGATGCCGTCGGCATGGTCTTCGACCCAGCCGATGTCGACCAGGGCTTCCCCGAGGCCAGGAATGCCCGTCTTGCGATTGATGCCGCGCAAGGTGAGGCCGGGCATCACGCCGTCCTCGGAATGCTGGTCAGCAGTGGCCCAGAGCCAGTACAGGCCACCGATCACTGCGGCCTCTGTGGAGTCGGTGGCATCAACAAGCGCGCCCACCCGAGGGTCATCCCACAGGTTGCCGCGCATCTTGATCCAGTCGCCAGCCACTACGCAGCCTTCCAGACGCGGAACCCATCACGCACCAGGTCCGCGCCGTCAGCCTTGGCGACGCACACAACGCCCTTGCGCTCAAGCTCGGGCAGGCGGCGATCGATCTGCACGACGGTCAGGCCCGTGCATGCTGCGATCTCGGCTGCGGTCTTGTCGCCATGGAAGGTCAGGCAAGACACGATCTTGTCGACGTGTGTGGTGCAGAAGCGCTGCACGCGGCCAGCGGCGACGTGCGAGGTCGACGGGTCGGTGTTGCGTGCGTGGGGCACGGTGGGGGAGGCTTGCACGTTCATTGCAGACCCTTGCCCTTCGCCAGCCGACGCACCTCGACGCGATGCCATCCGGCTTTGACCGCCATCTCGAAGCACTGCTGCGCGGCATCGAATATCTCGAACGGCTTGGTGCGTGCTGGCTTGAGCGGGGCCTTCTCGATCCATGCGTCGATGTCGAGTGCATCGGGAACGGTCAGCCGGCCACGGGACCCGCGGACAGATGCGCGGAACGCAGCATTACCCTCCCATTGCTCGTTGTGGGCGGTGGCTTCGGAGATTTCCTTTTCGCGCGCGACACGGGCCGCCGTGACGGCCTCCGGAGAAACGCCGACGACTCGCCAGCCCTTGTGGTAATCCTCACCGGCCGACGACTCGCGCTTGGCGAGCTTTACGCGCGCGGTAGTGTTGACCTTCTGGCCGTGAATATTGACAAAGTCAGTTGCTGCGAGCGTCATACAAATCCTTAGGTAAGGGTCTAGGGAGTCACGCGACTTTTGCGTAACGGAAAAGTGCAGCCGCTGTCACCGGCGACGGAAAGGCACGACGCGAGCGCCGGCCTTCATGGGTCGACCGAATCGTGCGGTCAGCGTGTCTTGCGCCAGGCGCGTAGCGGCCTGCTCTGGCGTGATTCCTTGCTCCGTCGCGTACCTTTCGACGGCAGCCATCTCGGCCGACGACAGGTCGACAGAGGAAGTTCGTGGCTTGGGGGTGCGCACTGAGGTCCATTTCTGTTACGGACGCGTCACGATTGAAGCGCTCGCAAATCGCCAGCACCGTCACCAGAATCAGCGCCATGCATATGACGCAAACCCTCCAACACCAGCTCTCGCAGATAGGCGGACTTCTGCATTCCGCGGAACTCCGCAGCGGCCTCGGCGAGCCTGTCCTCCACCTCGTTCAGGGAGAGATTCACTCGCTTGTGGCGAATATGGGTCGGGTCTGCGTACATGTCGTTTCTCTGGTGCGTGATGTTGGTAATGGGGTGGATGGGTGTGTCTCGGGATCTAGTTCTTGGAAGTCAGCGTTCAGCTCAGCCCTCGCCGCCTTCGGCCCGTTGACCAGCCTCGCCACGGTCAACGCCCGTCTTGCCAGCGCTGAATTCCTCGTGCGCAATCGCAGCGATGACGACAGAGATGAGGAAGCCGATCACGCTGTCTGCGGCATAGCTGGTAGCAGCGCATGCGAGTGCAGTGATTGCGATGGCGAGAGGTTCGAGGTGCATGGCTCAGGCGACCTCGCCGAATTGCTGACGCGAGCAGTGTTCGCACCAAGCCATATGGACGCTCAGCGGGACGTGCCATTCGATGACTTCCATGTAGACCCCACCGAAGCAAGACGGCGGGATGCTCTTGACATGAGCAAAGATCAGCCCGCGGACCTGCAGCTTGCGGATGGTCGATTTGCGCGGCTGAAACCAGACGCTGCCGTCGGGGTAGGTCTGTCCGACGCGCCAGCCGTGGAACGTCAGCAGTTCTTGCTGCAGCTCAGTGAGATTCGAGAAATCGGCCATGGCTCAGTCCCCAGTGCGCAGAACGTCGAAGCCCAGCCCAGCCAGGACCAGCCCCGCAACGATGCTTGGGAGATTCAGGAGGGCGATGCAGAACGCTGCAGCGACCATGAAGGGGACGCCGACGACGAGCTTCTGTGTGATGAGGTGGGGCTTTGCGACCTGGACGCCTGGCTGTTCGGCGGCGAGATTGCCCGCACCCCCTCGGGGCAGAATGGAAGTTCCTACACGACCATCCCCGAGAGGGGCAGACAAAATGACAGACGAAATGCGCATGGTGCAAGCACAGTTGCTCGGGCAATTGGCAGCGTTGACGCTCATGGCCGACCACCATCCCAACCGGGCTGCCGTGCTTGCGGCGGCACCTGCGACGATGGAGCTTGTTCGGATGCATCAGCTGTTTTCGGATCAACCGGATTGGATGCAGGAAATTGCCCTTTCCCAGATCGAAGGCTGTCTGCGAATGCCAAGGCAAAGCTGACGGCACCACGGATAGCCGGCGGGTATCCGGCCAATCGCTGCAGCCTCGACTGCGCCGCGAGAATCGATGCAATCGAGGGTGCACGACGGCGCCATGCGATGGGGTGGAGCGGCTTCATATCAGGCGCTCGCCTTGGCTTCGCCAGGGCCCGGCGCGGCGACCTCGGCGGCAAAAGCTGGGAAGCGTCGCTTTGCGAGAACGCCAATGACTCGCTCGGCGATCCGGTCAGGGAGTTCGTCGGGCCACTGCGTGACTGCTTGATAGGAGATGCCAACCGCTTCGGCAGCAGCAGCAACCGAGCCTCCGAGCAGTTCTATGGCTTTTGACTTGAGCATTGCTCCATTGAAGCATGCTTTCATCCCAATTGCAAGCATGCTTTCACGCCCTAACGTATGTTCGGGCGCCATGAGCTACGGGGAACGCCTAGATCACGCCCTCAAACTTGCGAAGACAGATCGCAAGTCGCTGGGCGCCGCCATCTCTTTGTCAGTGCAGGCGATCGGCATGGTGATTCGCGGCGAATCAGTCGCGCTTACCGCCGAGAACAGCGCCAGGGCAGCGAAGTTTCTGCGCGTCGACCACTACTGGCTCGCCACCGGAGACGGCCAGCCGCGGCCCGATGAGGGCTGGCCATTCCGCGCGTTCACCTCCGAGCAGTTCTATCGCCTGGATGAGTCCTTGCGTGAAGAGATCGAGGATCGACTGCTAGGCGCAATAGTGCGCATGTCGAAGCCAAAGGAGCGAGCGTGATGACCGAATCTGAACTGCATGCGAGGCAGCTCCTCATGTCGGATGTCGAGTTGTCGGCGCGTCAAGCTGCGGAACATGCCGCCACATCCGCACACACGCTTCAGCGCATGGAGCAGATGATGCAGGAGCACACTTCAAACCTTAAGTGGCAGATGAATGAGCAGCGGGGCGTGCTCAAAACCATATCTTCCATGTGTTCCTGGACCGCTGCAGTCGCGATTGGCTTTGCCGGTGTAGCGCTCTACAGGACTTTTTTCTAGCCCCTGCATGGCGCCATGATCGGGCATTGCGCCCGCCCTTCAAATGAGCACATGGCGTGATTGATCGCGATGATGGCGCTGTAGCCTCGCTTCGGCGAGTCAAGCATCAGATCGTTGGGGTCTTTGCCATACAGCACGGCTAGGTCGATGAACATTTCGACGTTTGGCAAAGACTCGCCCGCCTCCCACCTCAAAACCGTTCCTTGCTTCACAGCAAGCTCGTTCGCGACCGATTCACTGGTTAGGCCGATCGCTACCCGGGCCGCGTGAAGCCGGGCACCGATCCTCATCTGTCGGTCAGCATTTTTCATCAGGGCTCCTATGAATACACGTTTCATTACAACCCTCAAACATCGATGACATAGCCCGGGTTCACCCCTAGGCGCATGAGTTAGCCGGTCTCTGGTGTTTGTAAGTAGTTACCCGTATTCTCGAACTATTTTGAAAGTATGCTTGCTTCCTAAATGAAAGCATGCTTCAATAGCTCCATCGCCTCACCCCGAGGCCCACATGGAGATCGATATGCAAGCAAACGTCCACACGCCCCAGCGCCTCGCCGGTGAAACCTTCCCTGCCTATCGCCTGCGCCGCGTCAAGTCGCACCAGCTGAATGCGGCGCCTGGTCGCCGACTGATGCTTTCTGAGCACTCGGCGTCGTCTGAAAAGCGCCAGCGCCGTGCCGACGTTGCCCTGTACGGCCGCCGCCAATACCGCCGCATGTTCGGCGCACGCGTGATCGTTGAGGCCACTTCGGGAGCCGCAGCATGACCGCCCTCCTCATCACCCTGGCCTGGGCTGTGGCTGGCGTGGTGTTCTGGTGCATCGTCCGTGGCGGCACCCAGCCTCACCCGACCGACAGCGAGCAGCCATGAAGCACGGACTCAGCCCCGCGGAGAAGCAACGCGCTCTGGCGCACTACGGCGCAATGGCGCACGAGCTCGCCTCGCGCCGCCTGTCAGCCCCGGCCACCCTGGTGCAACCCGTCGAACCGATGCCGATGACCGCGATGCGGTTTGCCCGCACCCTGGACGAACGCTCGCCGCATGTGCGCAGCTCGACTGCATGTATCACGCCAATGGAGTTCGAGCGCGTCATGCACGCTGCCGACCGAATCGTGATCGGCGCGTGCGTGGCTGCTGCCGTCGTGCTGGTGGTGCTCATGGCTGGAGGTGTGCTGTGACCGACTGGATCCACGCTCCACACGACGAATCTTGCTGCAGCGAACACGGCATGCACCCGGCGCCGAAGGCCGTGCCGCCGATGCCTCGCTTTGCGCGCGTGGCGCTGGGCGTGCTGGTCGCCCTCTTTGTCTGCATGAGCGTTTACACGGTCTTGCGTGGCCTTCGGGTGATCTCGTGACCCTCTACGACCCACCCGACAGAGAGCCCGACCTGGAGCTACTCGCACGGGTGCGCTGGGAACGACAGCGCAACGCACACCGAATTGCACACCCCGATCCACGCGATCCCCATTTTGACGATTTGGAGCCAGACGAATGACCACCGAAACCACATCCACCGAACTCACCGTCCAAGACCGCGCCGCTGTCGCGCTTGGCTCCGACAAGACCCGCGCCGACCTCGTCGCGCTGGTGAAGAAGTCGGCCGCGATCTTGGAGATCAAGAACAAACCCGGCCGCGACGAATGCCACAGTGCCGCAATGGCGCTGGTCAAAGCTCGTACGACGATCCAGAAGATCGGCAAAGACGCCCGCGACGACGCGACGAAATTTTCCAAGGCTGTGATCGAGGAAGAACGCAGCTTGTGCGGCATCACGGCGGCCGAGGAAGCCCGGCTGCTCGCCCTGCGCGACGACTGGGACGCCAAGATTGCTGCGGAGAAGGCCGCGAAGGAAGAGGCAGAGCGCAAGGCCGTGGCGCTGATCCGTGAGCGTATCAACGTCATGCGCGACCACCTTACAGCAGCGGCAGGCAAGCCCTCTTCTGTGATTGCCGACCTCATCAGCGTCTTGAAGCCGCTCGAAATCTCGCTCGAAGAATTTGGCGACCTGGCCGGCGAGGCCGCGCAGGTCAAGCAGCAGGTTCTCGACCGTCTCGACATGATGCTCGACCAGGCGCAGGAAGCCGAGGCGGAGGCCGCCCGCGTGGCCGCCGAGCGCGCGGAACTGGCACGCCAGCGCGCCGAGCAGGAGGCCCGCGAGAAGGCCGAGCGCGAACGTGTCGCCGCTGAGCAGAAGGCTGCAGCCGAGAAGCTGGCCGCCGAGCGCGCCGAGTTCGAACGTCAGCAAGCCCAGGCCCGCGCAGAGCAGAAGGCACGCGACGACGCCGACCGCGCGCGCCGCGACGAGGAAGACCGCAAGGCCCGCGAAGCCCGCGCCGCCGAGGACAAGCGCATTGCCGACGCACGCGCCGCCCTGGAAGCCGAGCAGCGCAAGGTTCGTGAGGCCGAGGAAGCCCGCGCCGCCGCCGCGCGCAAGGTCGAGCAAGATCGACTCGGCGCCGAGGCTGCAGCCAAGCGCAAGCGCCTGGACGAAGAAGCTGCAGCGCTGCGCGCCGAGCAGCAGCGGGTTGCCGACGAGGCGCGCGCCAAAGCCCAGGCAGAGGCCAAGAAGGCCGCCCGGGCCGCAGCCAAGCTGGCAGCGGCGCAGAAGGCCGGCCCGCGGATGCTGGCAATCCTTTTGCGAGTGAAACAGGCAATTGACGGCGCGGCCAATGCCGACGATCTGGCCGGCGCGATGTCCATCCTGGCGCCGGAAATCAAGCTGTCTATCGCCGAAGGCGGTGCCGAATGAACGCAGTTACCAAACTCGAAGCGCAGGCCATCGCGCCCATGCGCGCCGAAACCGCAACGTTGACGCAGGCCATTATCGCCGCCGCAAACGACCCAGCAGTCAACATCGAGAAGATGGAGCGGCTGCTGTCCATGCACGAGCGCATCACAGCGCGGGATGCCGAACAGCAGTTCAACGCCGCAATGGTCGCAGCGCAGTCTCACATGGGCCGTATTTCCGCCGACGCCATCAATCCGCAGACGCGCAGCAAGTACGCGACCTATGCGCAGCTTGATCGCCATGTGCGCCCGATCTACACGAAGGAAGGCTTTTCCCTCAGCTTCAACGCAGGCACAGACGGGCTAGAGGGTCACGTCCGGGTGCTGTGCTACGTGTCGCACGCTGCTGGGCACACGCGAACCTACCAGTGTGACATGCCAGCAGATGGGAAGGGCGCCAAGGGCAACGACGTGATGACCAAGACGCATGCCGCTGGGTCTGCTATGTCCTACGGGATGCGGTATCTGCTGAAGTTGATCTTCAACGTAGCGGTTGGCGAGGACGATGATGACGGAAACGGCGGGGGCACGAACAACAGCGCCGCCCTCTTGCGTGATTGGATCGACAAGGCGAATGCAGCCGTGAATCCTGTTGCGCTGGCAGAGACGCGGAAGATGGCCAACGTGGCCTTCGCTGAGCGCAAGGACTACGAGGGCTGGGAAGCCTTCAAGAAAGCGGCGGCGGCTAAGCGCGCAGCCCTGGAAGGTGGCGCCAAGTGACCCGCTACATCACATGCGCCGCGCCGCAGGGCACCGAGCAATGGCACTTGGACCGTCTCGGCAAGGTGACGGGCTCCAGGGCTGATTGCGTGAGCGCCAAGTCTCGCGACGGTAAGAGCGAGGGCGTCACGCGCGCGAACTACCGCATGGATCTGGTGTTGGAGCGCTTGACCCAGAAGCCAGCCGCACCCACGTTCGTGGAGAACGAGGCCATGCAGTGGGGCAATGAGCAGGAGCCCGCGTCGCGGATGGCCTACGAGCGCATTCGCGGGCTCGACATCACGCAATCCGGCTTCGTCTACCTGCCAACCATCGCAGCCGGGACGAGTGTCGATGGCTTCGTTGAGGATGCAGGCCGCCGCGGCTTCTGGGAATCCAAGAGCCCCAAGAGCAAAAACCACTACGCCTACCTGCGCGGCGGCGTGCTGCCCACGGAGTACGCCCCCCAGGTCGTTCATGGCTTCTGGGTCACCGCGGCCGACTTCTGCGACTTCCAATCTTTCGACCCGCGCATGCCGGAAAAGCTCCAGACGTTCATCACGCGCATCGAGCGCGCCGCCGTCGAAAAGCAGATCGAAGCGCATGAGCGCGCCGTCCTCCAATTCCTGATGGAAGTGGACGCCGAAGAACAACAAATGCGCCTACTGGCCGCTTAAAGGAACCCGCATGACCGCATCTACCCCCACACAACCCGCAGGCGGCGTGCTGCAAGGCATTGTTGACCTTGCCATCGAAGCGCACGCTCATTGGGACGCCGACCGCGACGCGAAAGTCGGGAAGATCCTGCTCGCGCTGGCCGGCGTATCGCCCAGATACGACCGCCGCGCCGACGCGCTGCACGCCGCTCTCGCCAGTGAAGGCGGTGAACTGTGCCGCACTCCTCCCGCTCCTGTTCCAGCAGACCCGGTAGCGGCTTGGCAGCCGATTGAGACGGCGCCGAAGGATGGGTCGCATGTTTTGGTCGTGATCGGCTCTACAGCAGTAGCTGCGTATTGCGATGACGAGCGCGGCGATTGGTGGGAGGTCAACACTCACTGGACAGACGCCACCGGGATGCAGATTTACCCCACGCTTTGGCAGCCGATGCCCGCCGCCCCATTGCATGCAGAGGGAGGGGAGTGATGGCCGAAATCCCAAGCCTGCCGCGCGAAATCTCGGCTGATGGCCGCGAGATCTGGGATTGGGCGGCCAAGCTGTCCGCCGAGGTCCAGCGCCGCGACGACATCGCGAAGCTCCGCGTCCAGATTCGAAACGCAGAAACCCAGTGCGGAAACTGCGCCGACTGGATGACCCGCGCCTGCCCTCGTGAGGTGCACAGCAACAAGACCGGGCGGTCGGTCGGCCCGAGCTCGCAATCCATCAAGTGCCAGCAATTCCGCATGACCGCCTACGGCGCGCGCGAGCTGGAAGCGGCTCGCACAAGGCTGGCAGCGCTGACCACCCCTCCCTCCACCCAACCCAAGGAACAAGCATGAGCACGAACGAAGCATTGATCGCGGCGCGAGACGCCTTGGAAGAGATCGCGATGGCCGGCATGTCCGGCACTGGCCATGAAACCGAGGAAGGCATGCAGCGATGGCACGCCCGGCGCGCGTGGGAGTTCATCAGCATCGCTGCCCGAGCGCTCGAGCCGGTGCGCGCAGCTCTTGCCGCTGCACCGGCTGCGGATGCCGTGGCTTCTGTGGCGTGGCTGGACGAGTTGACGGACTTCTCCCCGACGTGCACAGGCAACATTCCTGGCATGGTCAGGGGCGGCAAATACGTGCTGCTGGCCGATGTTCGTGCCGCTCTGCGCGCGCAACCCCAGCAGGCCACTCTCCCCGCCCGCGAGGCGGCAGCGCGCGATTGCCGGACCGCGAACCGTCGCCCCATGTGTGTCGAGTGCTACAACAGCCATCCCGCCAAGTGCATCGCTGCGCGCCAAGAGCCTGCTGCCCAGCCCCAGGCAGATGCAGCCGCACTCCCCGTGGAGTTGCAGGGCGTGGCCGAAGCTGCCGGCGCAGGCGCGGGTTTCTGGCGCTCGTGCAGCGGCTGTCATGAGCTGAACGAGGGTCACGCCACCGGCCCCGTCAGCAAAGTCTTCAAGTGCGCGCTGGGGGTCGGATGCAGCGAGTGCGGCGGCATCGGCGCGATCTGGGACACCACCGATTACGGTGCGATGGCCGATCACATGGCGCGCAGCCTTGAGTCCCCCCAGCCAGATGCGGCAGAGCCGGTGGCGGCATCGGAAGAAGGTCACCCGACGAACGCCTACCTTTTCAAGTACCTGTGCCAACGCCATGGCATCGAGCTGGGCAAGGACAGCATCAGCGTGGCGCTCAAAAAGGCGGCTGCCAGCGTGCAGCCAGCACCCCAGGCACTGGGAGCGGACCCGGACGGCGTGCGCTACCGCCACCTGCGTGCATGCAACAGTGGTTCGCTGGTCATCGTGAAGCTGACCGGCACGGGTGAAGACGACATGACGGTGTTGACCATGGAAGATGCCGACGCCGAGGTGGACGATGAACTGGCCCGCGCGCAGGTTTGCAGCGACTGCGGCGGTGAGGGTCTGGACGGCGATGCGGGCGACGATGGCCGTGTGATCGTGTCACCGTGCAGCCGCTGCGGCGGCGCTGGTCGCGTGGTCGCCGCCACCACGGGAGGGCAGTCATGAGCATCCTCAAGCCCTGCCCGTTCTGCGGCGGCAGTGCCCACGTTTCGCGCGCAGACGAAACTGTCAACGTGCGTTGCGACGGCTGGAGCCCCGGCAAGTGCTTGGGAGCGGGGCCGAACTGCTACGACGAAGGCGAAGCGATCAAGCGCTGGAACACGCGCGCCCTCAGCGCTACAGGCACTCCCCAGGTGCTGCGGGACGCCTTGGAGGCGGCGCACGGCCACCTCGACATGACCGCGCTGCGCGTGAGCCACCGCAAAGACGCCGAACTGATCACCGCCGCCCTTGCCTCTCAAGGCGCAGCACCGGCCGACCATTTTGCTGCCGTCAACAAAATGGTCGCATTGGGCCGAGCAGGCGCAGCACCTACAGGCGCTGGAGATGCGGAGCCGGACTTGTTCAAGCAGATGCGCGACAAACTGCATGCGGACATCATGGGCAGCGACGACGAAAGCGTGACCGAGCCCTTTAAGGCTTGGCTTGTCGATCGGTACAACCGAGGCCGCGAAGGCGTTGCCGCGAATGTGGCATGGAATGCGGGGTTTGCATACGCGCAGTCGGTCGCCGCTCCCCAGCAGCCCGCAGAGGCCGCGCCAGCTGTCAAGGAATCCTTGACCGTTGCCGTGCCGGGCGAGATTGATGTACTGCGCAAGGCCCTCGTCTATACAGCCTTCGCACTGCATGGAACGCCCCAGCACATGCTTGCACCAGGCATCACGCTGATCGACGGCGACTGGGTGAAGGTCAAGATCGGCGACGTGAATGTGGAAACCGGCCGCGTGGACACCAGCGCGATGTGGGCCGCACTCGCCAACAACAAGAAAGGGGGCGAGCATGCAGACTGACCGCGAGCTACTGGAGGCGGCTGCGCAGGCCGCGGGCCACAAGTTGGCCGACGAGGTCGACTCCCATATGCCCAGTGGCGCGCTATTGATCGTCGGGCGCGGCGGGCGTTATGCGCTGTGGAACCCCCTGCACGACGACGGCGACGCGCTGCACCTGGCGGTGAATCTGCGCATCAGCCTTATCCACGAGCAGGAGTACATGGGCGGCTCGGTGATGGAGACCATCGCGCCAGCGGCTGCAGACGGCACTCGCCACTGCGAAGCGGAGTGCTTGAACGGCTTGACGGACGATCCGATGGCAAATACCCGCCGCGCAATCGTCCGTGCTGCCGCATCCCTTGCAACCCAGACCCCGGCCCAGACACCGAAGGAGGATGCAGCCAGTCGTCAACCAGGAGATGACAAGTCATGAGCGACCTCACCCGTCAGCAGCTCTGCGTTCAGCTCAACGTCAGCGAGTCGACAATCCGCCGCCTTGAACTTGACGGCCTGCCATGCACGCCAGTCGGCCGCCGCAAGCGCTACGACCTCTCGGAATGCAAGCAGTGGCTCAGAACACACCAACCGGAACAAAAATGTCAATCTGGACAGACGCAAAAGGACGCCGCCACGTCGGCATCATGGTCGCGGGCCGCCGCATACATCGAATCCTCCCAGCAGGTGCGACGGCGGGCGATGCCAAGCAGCTTGAAGCTGATCTCACAAAGCGGCTGACGGCGCCGAAGCGGGCGCCAGGCGATCCCCTGATCGTCGAGTTGATGCCGCTCTACATCGACCACGCGCAGACCACGCGCTGGCCCGACCAGGCCGAGCACTGCGCGAAACGCATTCAGCCGTGGCTCGTCGGCTTCAAAGCGTCGGAATCGCGCGAGGTGGCCGCCAAGATCATCAAGGACTTGAAGCCGGTCTACGCACCCGCCACGATCAACCGGAGCCTGGCCGCCTTGAAGAAGGCGCTGTCCATCGCCTGGGAACTCGGCATGACGGAGGTGAACCATGGCTCGGTGGTCAAGAGCCTGCCGCCGAACAACAAGCGCGAGGTCTTCTTGTCACTGGAGGAAGTGCACCGCCTGGCCGAGCACTGCCCCGAGGGCGTACAGGCTGCGATCTGGATTGCGCTCTACACCGGGGCGCGCCGCGGTGAGATCCTGTCCATGCAGCAGGACGACGTCGGCCAGCATTCGCTCACCATCCACGCGAGGAACACCAAGACCCTGCGGACACGAGTCATCCCGATCGTGGACCCACTGTGGCGGTGGCTGTCGGTCCTGCCGCTGCCGTACAAGGACCACGAGGGTCTCAAGAGTGGATTCCAGCGTGCGCGCGAGCGGGCCGGCATGGAGCACGTCCATTTCCACGATCTGCGCCATTCCTGCGCCTCAATTCTGATCGCGAGCGGTGCTGACCTCTACACGGTCAGCAAGATCCTTGGGCATGCTGCAGTGACCACGACGCAGCGCTATGCGCACATGCAGGTCGAGCAGCAGCGCGAGGCACTGGCGAAAGCCTTTGCATAA